AAATACGAATTAACAACTTATTATAATATTTTTTAATATTTTTGGTCAGCTATATTATATCACATACTGAGCTAGGAACTCGTTAAACTCAACTGGAGGAGAAATGAATGTTTTATTTTTTAACGAGCTTTGTTCCAATATATTTTCCCATTAATTCATCAGATAAAATGTCAGTTAATGATGAAAAAACATTGGCCTTAATGCTTCTTCTATTAATAATTTCGGCTGCTATAGGAACATTATTTAGTAAGTTCAATGGCTATGATATCGAAGATAGTCTTCTTCTTGGAGGAGGTATAGGCTTATTAGTAATGGGATTTATCGAACTATTAATTGGGATAATTATAACATTACTATAAAATGAGAAAAGCCCACGGCAATGGGCTTTACAAAGGATTTATTCTAATACTATTATAACATAACAGGAGTTAGAATATGACACAAGAATTGACGAAAGCACAATGGCATGATGTTCGAATGACCTTAAGAATTATCATTCGCAATAAGAAGAATGCCAAGCAATCTCAGCTTATCAATGAAGCATTAGATAATATTAAAGACGAAGATGATCGTAAGATATTCAAGCATTATTACATTGATGGTTGGGGAATCATTAAGATTACAATGAATATGTATTACTCAAAGACTGCAGTTATTGCTAGGAATAATAAAGCAACGCAACAGTTTGCTGAGAAATATGACGGTGGTCATTTACTTAAGATGTTTCATGAATAATATAAAGAACGCTACTTTTTCGTAGCGTTTTTGTTTTACGATTGAATCATGATAGATGTAAGTACACCAAAGGCAAGGCACTGGTTCTATTGTTCGGGCGCTTGGAGACGTATGAGAGAACAGATACTCAAGCGTGATAACAATGAATGTCAATGGTGCAAAGCAGAAGGCAGGGTGACAACGGCTAAGACTGCGACACTAGAGATAGATCATATCAAGGAACTTGAGTATCATCCAGAGCTTGCACTAGAACCTATTAACCTACGTACCTTATGTCACGACTGCCACAACAAGAGGCATGATAGACACAGATACAAGCAGTTTGATGATGAAACTTTTGAATTCTGATTTTATTGTTCGGAAATTACAAAAAAATAATTAAAATATACCCCCGGGTCTAAAATAATTGGGTCTATTTCCAAATTTACCACAGACCGGTTGGGGTTTTTTAACCAAATATAAAGCCATTTTTTTGAAAGGGGGGTAACCGTGGCAAAAAGCAAACTTGAAATAGAATTATTAGGGCTAATTAATGAAAAATCAGCTTCAGAAATTGAAAAGGTGGAGAGATATTGTAGTTTGGTTAGAATATCCAGAAACCTTGATAAATCTATTTCTAAAGATGGAACGATGATAAAAGTCGTTAATGGTAATCAAGAATTTTTGAAACCAAACCCTGCCATTTCTGAGAAAGTGAAAATTAATACAGCTCTTATAAAATTGGATGAATTTTTCGAGGAAAAACGAGCCGAAAAGGGCAAAAATAATGATTTTAATGAGGAAGATTTATATGCTGATTAAATATGTCAGTGATTATATCAATTCTTATCATGCTCAAAAAGTAAAACTTAACAAGGAACGTATAGAACTTGTTGAATATATTGCTAGAGAAATTGAACCTCGTCTTGAAAGAAAAGAGATTTACTTTGATGAAAGTCAAATAAATAAATGTATCAGATATATCGAAACATTTTATTTTAAACTAGAGGATTTTCAAAAATTTATTATTAGTTTCATTTTTTTATTTTGGAGTGATGGGGATGATATTGTTTTTGAACAATTTTTAATCATGATGGGACGTGGTGGCGGTAAGAATGGTTTAATCTCTGGAGTAACTAACTACTTGCAAACTCCAATGCACGGAATTCCCAAATATCATATTTCGCTTGTCGCAAATAGTGAAGATCAAGCTAAAATGAGCTTCGAAGAAATCTACGACACAATTGAGATGAATGAAAAACTTCAAAGAATGTTTTCTTGGGGCAAAAAAGAAATCAAAAATCGCAAAACCCAGTCTATTATTCGCTACAAGACAAGCAATGGGAATACAAAAGATGGGTTGCGTGATGGTGCAGTAGTATTTGATGAAATACACCAGTATGAGGACCATAAAGTAACAGATGTTTATATTTCTGGTCTGGGAAAAGTTGCTAATCCAAGAGAGTTCTATATCGGAACAGATGGATTTGTTCGCGAGGGATTCATTGATGAAATGAAGGAATTAGCTCATAAAGTACTCAAAGGTGATGCTGATTTTGATGAATTATTTCCTTTTATTTGCAAACTGAACGATGAGCAAGAAGTCGATAATCCAACAAATTGGGAAATGGCTAATCCTATGTTTACTCTTCCGATGAGTAGTTACGCGAAAAGATTGTATAAAAAGGTTACAAAACAATATAAAAAACTAGAGGTTAACCCGAGTGGCCGTGATGAATTTATGACTAAACGGATGAACCTGCCGGTTACTGACATTGAAAGAAGCGTGGCAACCTATGAAGAATTAAAAGCAACTAAAAAAGAATTTCCAGAATTAAGAAATCTACCTGCGGTTGGAGGATTTGACTTTGCTTCTACTCGTGACTTTATCGCAGTTGGTGCATTATTTAAGGTTGATGGGGATTATGTTTTCAAATCTCATTCATTTGTTCGTAAAGAATTTGTTGATAGAATATATAGCTATTCAAAGCCAAATGAAAATGTTAATGGTAAGCGACGATTTGCTCCGATTAGACAATGGGAAGACGAGGGATTGCTCACAGTATTAGATGAACCGTCAATGGATGCACAGCACGTTGTAGATTGGTTTGTTCGTATGCGTGATGAAGAAGGCTATGAATTCCAAACTATTTGTGGAGACGGCTATAAAATGAGGGAGTATTTACAACCTAAATTTGAAGAAGCAGGATTCGAAGTCTCTTGGAATGGTAAATTTGAAGAACCGCTCGGTTATCGTGTGGAAGTTATTCGCAACTTTAGGGCTATTGATGCGCAATTATCAACCGTAATCGAGGATAGTTTCGCCAATCAAAAAATTAATTTTGGTGATAATGATATGATGCGGTGGTACACAAATAATGTACTTAGACATCTAAAAAAAGACGGAAATGTGGAATATATCAAAAAAGAAGATGTCAGAAGAAAAACAGATGGATTTAAAGCTTTTGAAGCAGCAATGTTTAAGGCTGATTTACTAAATGAAGTAGATTCTACAGATTTTTATGATAATTTGGGTTGGTTTATGGGATAAACGATACTTTTTGATTGTAAAAATATTAGATAATTTACTTATGAAGTTATCAGCGAAAGCAAACAAAATGTAATTCGTTCGGTTGGATATACTTCATAATTAGTGGCTATTTTACATAGCGAGACGTTGCTGGACGATAAAACCAGCGTAGCAAGTGACTGGCGGATATTAGGTATAATATCTTTGAGAGGTTCGACTCCTCGTCTTGCTATTGCCATTTGATGGCGCGAATGAATTAGGCGTGTGGCTATACATTACCTGATTCAACCCGTGCAGGGTGTAAGCACAAAAGAAATAATAGTCATTTGTACTCAGCTTTTGCAAGAGCTAGTACATTAAACAGGATGGGTGGCAAGGCGTCACGCTAGTTTCATAAGCTAGAATAGAACGGTTCAATCCCGTTATCCTGAATTATATTTTATTACAGGTTGCCCAATGGGCAGCCTTTTATTTATAAAAACGCTACTTTTTTGCTCTACTTTTACATTAAACTTGAATTAAAAGTACGGAAAGGAGAAAATGTGGGACTATTTTCAGACATTTGGTCATCTGTAAAAGATAAATTAAGTACAACCGATTTAACTGGGTATGACGCATTATTTAATGCACAAATCACGCTTGGTATTAAGAATGCTGCTTTAGAATCTTGTGTTTCTTACTTAGCAAGAACTGTTTCTAAAGGTAAATTTGTATTTAAGAATGAAAGCTCGATTACAGATTCTAAATTTGATTATGCTTTAAATATGAGACCGAATCCTAACCAAACAGCTAGTGAATTCAAAATTTCAATGATAAAAAAGCTGTTAAATGGTGAGTTATTAGTTATACAGGATGGTGATCAGTTCTATATTGCTGATAATTTTGTAACAAACTATTCGCTTGACGGGAACACATACACGGGAGTGACAGTTAACTTCTCCAATAGCAAAGTTTCTAATGCTCCTAATTCTGGACCATACGCTCAAAAATATTTTAATAGAACCTTTATTCAAGGAGTGGATTGTTTTCACTTAGACAATGATAATATTGGGATAAAAAAATATGTTGATAGTCTATGGGATGATTATGGGAAATTATTCGGAATCTTAATTGCCAACCAGCTCCGTGTAGGGCAAGTTAGAGCAAAAATTAGCATTCCTGTTACTAGTAAGATTGATGATAATGAAAGAATAAAATTACAGCAACAATATGCGACAACCTTATACGAAAAAATGATGAATGATCCTATTGTCTTTATTCCTGCAGACGATAAAGCAAAGTCTTCGTATGATGAAATTTCTTCTAGCAAGTCCGCAACACTTCAAAATCAGATTACTGACTTTTGGTCTTTAAAAAAAGTTTTTATTGGAGAAGTAGCAGGGTTGCTTGGAATTCCTCCGGCACTAGTGCTTGGAGAAACTGCTAATAATTCTGAAAACTTGGATTTAGCAATTGAATCTGCAGTGATTCCATTAGGGAACAAATTATCAGAAGGATTTGCAAGTATTTTAATTAAAAAATCAGGATATTCAGTTGGTAATACCCTACAAATGACTGGATTTAAAACAATTAACATCCTTGACCGTGCAGATGCAATTGATAAAGTTGGTTCAAGTGGTGTGGTTAAAGTAAATGAAGTCCGTGAGGCTTCTAATTTACCTCCAATTCCTGATGGAGATAGATTCATTATGACAAAAAATTATCAAAAGGAAGGAGTACCTAGTGAAAACTCTTAATTTACACGGACCTGTTATTGACTCAGATGACTCTTGGTTTTATGATCTTCTAGAAATAGAAAATATTAACGCTAAGTCAGTTGAAGAATTTTTAGATGAAGCGAACGGTGAAGATATCAAACTATCAATTGATTCAGGCGGGGGTTCGGTACGTACAGGAAGTTCAATCTATACTTTATTGATGAACTACCAAGGAAAAATTACTGCAGAGGTAACAGGGCTTTGCGCATCTATTGCTAGTGTCATTATGTTGGCCGCTGAACACATTGCAGTATCTCCGGCAGCGACTATTGTTATTCATAATGTTTGGTCAGTTAATCAAGGCGATTATCGCGATATGGCTAAACAATCTGATGTATTGAAAGAAATGAGTTCTAGCATTGCTAAAATGTACGCTAAAAGAATGGGATGTACATTGGAAGAAGCGCAAGCAGCAATGGATGAAGAAACTTATTATTCTGCAGATCAGGCAGTAGAGGCAGGAATTGCAGATGAAAAATCATTCGAAGTAGTAAAAACACCCCTTCAAATGATGGCATCAATGGACCAGGCTTTCTCCAGCGATAAAATTGCCAAGCTCAAAAACTTTATGAAGGCTCAAATTAAAAATGAAACTAATAATTCGCAAGAATTCAAGTTGGATTCAGAACAATATCAAGGAATAACAGATCGTTTAGATCAACTTATTTCTTTTGAAAGTGAAGAACCAAATGAAGAACCAGTAGCAAAAAAATCTAATAACTCGGCAGACAAGCCACTTAAAAATCAAAAATTTAAACCACTTTTCCTAGGAGGAATTAAATAATGGACTACACAAAATTACCTAATTACGAAGCAGCTGTAGGAAAATATACAGATGCAGTTGCTAACGGAGCCGATGAAAAAGAACAACAAAAATTATTTGCACAGTCTATGGAAGTCATGGGTACTGAAATTGTTGAAAAACTTGCTGATCAAACAAACGAAAAAATTAACTCTCTAATGTCATCTCGTTCTGCTGAAGTAATGTCAGCAGAAGAAACAAAATTCTTTAACGAAATTACTTCTGGTGTTGGAAATGTAGAGAAAACCTTGCCTCTTGAAATTATCAATCAAGTTTTTGACGAATTGACTTATGCTCATCCGTTGCTTGATATTATCAATTTCCAAGATATGGGACTTCGTACAAAAGCGATTACTTCTGATGGAGTCTATGACGGCGGATTAGCAGTATGGGGTACATTCACTGGTGATATCCAAGGTAAGTTGAACCAAAACTTCGGGGAACATGATTTTTCTCAAAATAAACTTACTGCATTTACTGTTATCCCTAAAGATGCTCTTGACTATAGTTATGATTGGTTGAAAACATTTATTGTCTTACAATTATCAGAATCAATTGCAGTTGCTCTCGAAACAGCTTTAGTACTTGGAGATGGGAATAACAAACCTGTTGGTTTAATCAAGGATGCTACAGTTGTAAATGGAACTACTACATATGGGGATAAAACAGTATCAGCCGACCTTTCTCAACTTTCTACCCTAGACGGTTCTAAAGAAGTTTCTAAACAGGCTGCAAAAATTCTTGCTCCAGTTATGAAAAAATTATCAATTAGCGAAAAAGGCATTCCTCTCAATATTGCTGGACAAGCAAAAATTTTGGTTAATCCTCAAGATTATTACAATTTCACTGCGATGTTCTTATATTTGAATGCAAATGGAGCATGGGTTGATATCTTACCTTTCAATATTTCTGTAATTCAATCAATGGCTGTTCCTGCTGGTAAAGGAATTGTATTTGTCGCAAATCGATACAATGCTTATCGCGGAAAAATGACAATGCAAGAATTTGACCAAACGTTTGCTCTTGAAGATCTTCAACTTTATACTACCAAATCATTCTATTGGGGCAAACCAAAAGATAATAATGCTTCAGCCCTTGTTACAATTGCGGCCGTACCTGCTGGGTAAGGAGTAGTCAATGAAATTAAAAGTAAAAGCTGTCTTTGATGATTTAAAGGAAAATGTTAGACGTGAAGTTGATGAAGTTTTTGAGGCTTCCCTAGCAAGATTCAAGGAGCTTGAAAAAAAGCTCCCTGGTTTTGTTGAAAAAGTGGAGGAAAAAGAAGATAAATAATAGGAGTTAAATATGAGTACTGCAGAAACTTGGGCCAATGATAACCTTAATTCATTCAAACAAAGAATGAGAATCAGTACTAATGATTCTGACGAACTTGCTAACTTAACAGATATGCTCATAGCCTCTTATACCTCAATTCTTAGATTAGTTGGAGTGCCTGATGCAAGTGATCCAGAAGTTAAGGAATTAATTTTTGAGCGTTCACGTTATACATACAATGATGCGCTAGATGAATTCAAAGACAATTATAAGCAAAATATCCGTGATGTTTTTCTAGCTAATCAGCCTACTGATGATGTAGGAGAGATGCAATGATTAAATCGCAAAAATTACTTAAATCATCTAATCGTACAAATAACGGAACGATGCGGACTAAAGTTACATTTCAAGGAGTAGGACTTGATACGTCATTTGACGGGAGAGGCGGTGATCCTATTGTTCTTTTTAAAACCTACGCAGATCTTTATTCCCCTAGCAATAAAGATTTAACAATCTTGGGGAATCAAAATGTTAAGAATGGAGCAACGATAAAAATTCGTGATCCCTTAACGAGTTATCAACCTAAAAATGATGACAAGGTTATTATTGATGATCCGAGATATGCAAATAAAGTATGGAATATCATCGATATTCAGCCAGATTTTCATGATCGTACTTTCTTAAAAATAATACTTGGAGGTACAAATCTTAATGAGTAGTTCAATGACAATCAAAGGATTTGAAGAAATTGAAGCAAAATTGAGAGAAAAGTTTAGTGAAACTCGTGTGAAGAAGATAGAAAGTGATGCACTTAAAGCAGCCGCGGATGAAGCTGTAGTTGATTTAAAGAGTACCCTTTCTCAATTTGCAAATTCTGGTGATACAGTAGCTGGTGTTGTTCGAGGGAATGTTTCTAGAACATCAGGATTCCCCGTCATAAAGATAGGTAACAACGGTAAGCATTGGAGACTTGTTCATCTTGAAAATAATGGTTTTGTCAGAAATGGTAAATCATATCGTTATAAAAGTTTTGGTGCTTTACAAAGATTTTCAAATGCTCAAGGACAAAAATTTGTTAAGACAGCGCAAGCTAATTTGAAGGAGCTGCTAAAATGAAGGATATGCTAAGTGAACTTATGCAATCTTTAGCTAATGACTCTGATATTCTAGCAATTCAAAGAACAGGTGGGCTTAAAAGTTATTCAAGATATGAAAATTTATCTGAAAGCTCAACAAGTATAACAATTACTCCGACTGGTCCACCAGAACAAACAGCTATGAGTAGCAATGATTCACTAGCTAAACATTTTGTTTATCAGGTCAGCATAGAGGCAATTGACCGATTAACAGTAAAAAAATTACAAAATACAGTTGAAAATATTCTCAAAGCAAAAGGCTTCTTTCAGATGAATGGCGGACTAGATGAATATTTTAGCGATACAAAAAGATATGTGGATGCTCGGTTTTATGAAGGCAATAGCAATCTTTACGAAAATTATTGAAAATAAGGAGAAAAAACAATGTCAGTACCTATTGGTTTTAAACGTTTAACAATTCGTGTAAAAGATGGTAAAGATCCAGTTCTTGGGACAAATCAGTTTGTTATCGAGGGAAAAAAAGATAATGGTGGTATGGTTTCCGCTAAAGTATCAGGATTAGCGGTTGATGCCGTAAAATCTTATTCTTCAAATAAAGTATACTCCATTTCAGGAAAAGGAGTTGGAGATGGTAAAGTTGATTTCGATATCATGGACTTCCCTGAAAAAATTAAAAATGCAGTGCTTGGAATTGTTGCATCTACTAATGGTGTATACAAAGCTACTGCAGATCGCACTTCTCCATATTGCTCGATTCTATTGGAAGATGTAACACCTCAAGGTCATCCGTATTTAATGGCATTTGTGGATGGAATGTTCTCTTCTGATGGTCTTGAGTTTAATACAGTACAAGGTAAACAAAGCGAACTACCATCAGAAGCTATTAGCTTTGCCATTGGTTCTGATGACAACGGATTGTACTACTCTACCTTTGTAGGGACTGGAACTTCTACTGATGCAGCTGGTATTACAGAGATTAAAACTGATGCTTTAATGGTAGCAGCACCCGCAGGAGGTGAGTAATAAATGACTAAGTTGTCAATTACTCTTCGTGATAAAGATGGTGAGTTTACTGTTACTCAAGAACATGTTAGCGGTCAAAAACTTCTTGATTATTGGGATATGGCAGTTGAAATTGAAAAAAACGCTGATCAGATGTCTATTTCAGACGTTTATAAAAAACGGATTAATTTCATTGCTGGTTTATTCGATAGTTCAAAGGTAACAGAAGAATCAATTTTGGCAAGTGTACCTGCTTGGGGATTGCAAAATTTCATTAAAGATGTTTTTGAAACGATTACTGGTTCAAAAGAAGTTACGGGTGACGAAAAAAAGGAACAATGACAGTCTCAGAAGCTCGTTCTGAATTTCTAGACTTTGTAAAAACGCTAGTATCGACTGGTTCATATAATTTGGCAGATATCCTTAGTAATGATTTTTCTACAGTTGTTTCTGTGGTTGGTGCAAAAATTATATCAAATGATGGTAGCGTCGATGAGCCTAAACAAGAAAAAGTGTTATCACTCTGGGAGTTTGGGCAGTCATTAAAATAAAAATAGCTCTTATGAGCTGTTTTTTTAGTTTTATTTTAGGTAACGCTTGCAAAATGTTATTTTAAAAAGGTATAATTAATTATAAAATATAGGAGAAATTTATGAAAAAACTATCAATTTTTTTATTCAGCTTTGGTATTTTGTTATTGACTTTGTCAGCGTGTGGCAATACTTCAAGCAATAAAACTGAATATGCAGATAAAGCATTTATATCAGATCTTGCTCGCGGACTCGAAAATAGGTGGAAAGATGCAGATGAATTAGATAAGATAAAAGATCCCAGCAACTCACAAACTAAGGAATATTATAATAAATTCATAAAAGATGAGTTGGATGCTATAAGTTCATACAAAGATAAAAAATTTAAAGACTCAAAGTTGCACGCTCTAGTTTTACAGTATCTCAATGTTTTAGATGATTCAAAAAAATCAATTAATTCAATAAATACATTAGAGGGAATGAAAAAATGGAGTGATGCTTATAATTCTAGAACAAAATTACTAGTAGATTTTAAAAATAATTATCATTTAAAAGTTGACGCGAAATATAAGTCTTATCTTTCTGACTTAGAAAAAGATGGACAAAAAGCAGTTAAAAATGATGAAGTAAAGGAAAAAATAACCGCATTAGTAAATGGAATAGTATTTAGTTATAAAGCTCAGGAATATGATGATACTTATAAAAAATATGAAGCTACTGTAGAAAATACCACAGGTTCCGATATATCTAGTTTTAGTGGACAAGTAAATCTTGTCGATTCAAACGGTGTTACAGTTGGAGATGCCTACATTTCTGCTCAAAACTGGAAATCTGGTTCAAAGGTTCTCTTTGATTTTACAACAGATAAAACATTTGATAAAACAGTTATTACTCCAGAATATACATTAGCCGATCAGTAAATAGAAAACCTTGTTTAACACTTTCTTATATACATTAATTGAAAAACGCTACTTTTTAAGGGCGTTTTTTGTTTATCCTTGAATTAACAATAAAAGTTCAAGGAGAAAGCAATGGCAGATACACCTTTAGGGAAAATGATAATTGAAATGGGCTTTGATGATTCCAGCTTTGCAAAGGGCGTCACTGGCGTTAACAAGCAATTATCTGCCTTAAAAAATGATTTAAAAACTTCTCAAACATCATTTTCAACATTTGGTAAAGGTATTGACGGAGTTAGAAGTCCGATGGAAGTTCTAACAAAATCCATTGAGACACAAAAAAGACAATTAGATTTACTCAAAAAATCTTATGACGGTTCACTTGTTGATGGCAAAGCAAGCTCTAGTACTCAAAAATATGCGGCTGACATTTCAAGAGCAAGTGCTCAGATGGCTCAATTTAAATCACAGTTAAAGTTAGCAGCGATTGAGCAATATAAACAAACCTCTATCTTACCTAAGATGTCTTCAGGGCTAGGAAAAGTAAGCTCAGGTTTAAATTCAATCGCTTCAAAAGCTATGCCTGCTTCAATTGCTATAACTGCAACATTTGCGAAAGGAATTCAAGCAGCAACTAATTTCAATGGTAAGATGACTGAAATCCAAGCTTTGTTATCAGATGGAACACCAGCAAGTATTCTTTCTAAGCAAATGGATACTTTATCAGATAAATCTAAACAATGGGCTAGACAATACGGTATCGATACCTCATCTATCAATGATGGTATGGAAGAAATGATTAAGCGCGGTTATGATTTTAATCAAACCGTTGGGGCTATGCCAGCAGTATTAGATGCCTCAAGAGCCTCAGGGGAAGATTTCGGAACAGTAATGTCTGCATCAACTGCTATTCTTGAACAGTTTGGCTTGAAGACTGAAGATACAGCATCCATGATGAAAAATACCCAACGAGTAACGGATAGCTTGACATTTGTAGCTAATAAAACCTCTGCAGGATTTGAAGACATGGGAATAGCGATGGAATATGTCGGACCCGTTGCTCACTCTTTAGGTATGAATGTTGAACAAACCGCTGCTGCAGTAGGATTACTTTCAAATAATGGTATCGAAGGTGAAAAAGCTGGTACATCACTTCGTGGTGCTCTATCTCGCTTGTTAAAACCTACTAAACAATCTTCGGCAGCTTTTGAAGAACTTGGCATTAATATCGATGAGTGGAAAAAAGGAAATATCGGTTTACCTGATATGCTCGATACCATCAAAAAACATACCGAAGGTATGACAGATGCAGAAAAAAGTTCATTAGTTGCTAAAGCGTTTGGTGTAGAAGCTCAAACAGGTATGAACGTGCTGATTAACCAAGGCGGAGATGCATTACGCAACTTAACCAAAGAAACTCAAAATGCGACTGGTTATACTAAAAAGCTCGCAGACCAAATGAATAATTCTGATAAGAATGCTTTTAATAAAGCTAAAGCGACTTTGGAAGTTTTATCAATTGATTTAGGGCAAAAACTCTTACCTTCAATCGTGCCAATCGTTAAAGAAATAGATAATTTAGCTGGTTCATTTGAAAAACTAAGTCCAGAAACACAACAATTCATCATCAAAATGGCAATAGCAGCAGCAGCAGTATATCCTACCACCAAAGCATTAGAAAAAATGACCGATGCAACAAAAGGCGTAATTGATGGTTTGAAATATCTTGGAGCAAAAGGGGCAGGCGAACTTGCACTTAGAGGAATTGCTACAGAAGCAGAAGGAGCGACGGCTGCAGTTGCTGGGGGAGGCGGGTTATCCGCTTCTCTTAGCGGAATCTCTCCAATATTAGCTGGTTTAAGTCCAGTTGCTGTAGGTACATTAGGTGTAGCTGGTCTAGCGGGGTTAATTATCGGCGTAAGCAAAGCTGTAGATGAAGCAAAAGATAGAGTTAAGTTCTTTGGTCAAGTGGAAGTTCCAAAAGAAACTGTTGATAAAATAGATGACTTTAGAGGACGAATTGACAAAGCCAAAGTAGCAATGGAAGAGTTCGGTACCGGAAGCCAGAATTCAGCCCAAAAAGTTAAAGATGCTATCAATTCACTTTCCGAAGGTACTAAAGGTGATATTGACAAATCAACTAAAGAACTTGAAGATGCAATGAAACGAACGGGTTATACCGCTGACCAAATTGCTGAAATGAAAAAAAGGGGTGAAAGTGCTAAGTCTGTTGTAGAAGCTGCTGCAAATGATATTTCTCAAGTTTACATCAATGCCAATAAACGTGACGAAAAAAATAGAGCATTGACAGTTGATGAGCAAGCTCGTGTAAGTTCGAATATGAAAGTTATTTTTGAATCAGAAGCTGACGCACTTAAAATAACGGGTGATAAAAAGAATACTTTAATGAAGGCTCTCAATGGTGAGTTCAATAATATGTCTAAATCTCAAGCTCAACAAGTTATCAATGACATGCGGGGGATGAGAGAACAAGCGAATAAAGAATATGATCAACAAGCCGCAGACCAGAAAAAATTGCTTGATGGTCACATTATCACTCAAGATACCTATAATGAAAATATGGCTGCTGCAGAACAAGAACGTGTTGACAAATTAAGCAAATATGGAGTAGCTGTCGCTAAAGCTGAGGATGTAATCAGAGGAAACCTTAAATTAGGAGAAGCTGGTTACAAAGAATGGCGTGAAAACGCTGAAGCAGAAATGGGCCTATATGGTGAATCATTCGATGAGGCTTTAGCTAAAGCTGGTGATGCCAGCAAGAAGTTAGGGGATAATGGTAAACTCTTAGCAAAATATACTACTGGTATGTCGGATGATGCAAAAAAGGCAAATGATGCATGGAATAGTATTATTTTTGACCCTAAAACTGGGGAAATTAAAACAAATGCTCCTGAAGTTATAGCAGAAGCTGTTAAATCTAAAGAAGGTTGGGATAATATGCAGTTCATCTTGAAGAACGCTAATTTAACAACGAATGCCAGATTTACAGTCGCAGAAGCTTTGATTGCTAGTGGGCAATGGGACCAGCTTTCTCCTGAACAAAAGAATTTGGTTGTCAATAATCAACAGGGGTTGCTTGCTATTGCTGATAGTAGACAAAACATGAAAATTTGGAATGAAATGCCAGATTCTGTAAAGAAAATTCTCGGTGATAATAAAGATTTCTTACAAAACAAAGAAACGGCCCAACAAGCTTTAACTGGTTGGAATACACTTCCTGCTCAAACTAAAAAATTATTAGGTGATGATACCGACTTTTTGAGTAAAAAAGGAAACGCAGCTCAAGCATTGAATACGTGGAATTCTATGCCAGAAAATGTTAAAAAGCTTCTCGGTAATGATACTGATTTCCAAAACAAAAAAGGTGCAGCTGCTAGCGCATTAAAAGCATGGGATGCTATGCCTGAGAACGTTAAGAAAATGCTCGCTAATAACTTTGATGTATTGTCCAAAAAAGAAGGAGCTACTAATGCAATTCTTCAATGGAATAATTTGCCAACTAACACCAAAAAATTATTAGCAAGTAATCAGACATCGGAAGGCGTTAATTCAGCTAATGCATGGATAGAAAATAATTTCAGAGGTAAAACTGCTAATTTACTCGCTAATTCTCAACCAGCCATTGATACTCTTAACTCTTTTCTGAATTTACCGGCTGCCAAAACTGTTCAAATTGTTGCAAGCACAACTAAAAACGCTCAAGGTACACCATACCATCCGGGCGGGCTTGCTATGGTTAATGACCAAAAAGGGCCAACTTACAAGGAGTTAATCAGCTTGCCTAATGGAGTAAGTTTTATTCCAGAAGGTCGAGATGTGACAATGCCACTGCCTAAAGGAACGAAAATTTTAAAAGCTAGCAAAACAGCACAACTTATCCCTAAATATGCCGATGGCACTGGGGGAATTCCAGCCAATGCGAAGATATTTAGAGATATGAGAGCAGTTCAACAGCAATTAGTAGTTAATGCTCCAGTTGTTGACAATACTGGACTGTTGAGTGCTATTTTAAAAGCTATTTTAGATAGTGGTACTAATAATGATGTTATTAAAGCAATTCAATCTTTAGCAAAACGTCCATCAGTTTCTGTTTTTGATAAAAAGGATGCTGCTAAAACACTAACAAAATTAATTTCTGAGAATCAAGAGAAAGACACTCTTATTCAAACTTTGATTGGAGGTCATAATCCGTGAATAAAATAATGAAAATAACACTTGGCGGAATTGACATATCAAAATTGTTTTATTCTGTTACAAATATCAAAAGAAATATTGGTTCAAATTGGGTTAATACAACTAGCCCTAGACTTCAAGGCGTTGACTATATTTATAACGCATTAGGTAGTAAACCAATTTCATTTGATTATGAAATTAATGGCACATTTTTTGATGAGATAAATGCCAACAAAGAACTTCTTACTAAATATATTAATGTTAAAGCCCCCGTGCCTTTAATTTTTAACGATGAACCAAATAAAGTCTGGTACGTTGTCCCTGATGGCGAACAATCTTTTGAGCAGATTACGGGTACACTTACTTTTTTGGTACCTAAAGGCTACGCAGAATCAGTCGATACTAAAGTATTGAATAATGATAACTCAGGCGGAGAAAATGGAACCATCATAAATAATGCTGATAACTCAGTTTCGGTATTGATTAATAATAATGGAACCTTACCAATCTATCCCACAATAAAAACCACACTAACCTCTGAAACAGGTTTTTTAGCCTTTGTTGGAGAGGAGGGAGTTCTTCAAATAGGGAATCCAGACGAAGCAGATACAACTACAGCTAAAAGTCAAAAGCTAGTCTGTGATTTTAAAACTAAGTCAGATTTTGAAACTAACTTTGTTCCAGATACAAGCTGGACGACTTCATGGCCAACAAATCTTGAG